CAAAAGCTTTTCCAAAACTTACAATTCCACTGGCTAATCAGCAATCGACGTTGTTGTTGATTAATCAATTAAAAACAAATATTTTTTTTCTTCTTCGCCTGTAAATCCTCTTAAAGGTTGCCTATTAACGTAAACACTACTAAGTTTATAAACCGCCTCTGCTCTTACCTCTTTAGGTAAATGATTTAACACTTCTTCTTGTCTTAATGTTACTTTTTTGCTCATAATATAGTTCTTTTAAAGTTTTAGTTAGTGGGTGTAAAGAATAACTCCCCGTATATTTTAATTAATTAAAGAAGTGAGGAGATTGCTCTCCCCACAACCTTAATCAAAAACCAATATATATAGACGCAAATTAATGCCATTTATAAATGCAACTACTACTGTTTTTAGCAAACAGAAGCAGAAGCAGTTGAAGCAGTACATGTAATATCAATTGAAGTATCAAATCTCTTAAGAGCGATACCTGCAGTTTTTAACATATGTACGCTAGCCCCGTCAACATCAGATGCTCTAGAAGAAGTTGAATCAAATCCTCTAGGAACTACTGAACCAGCTACACACCATCTCATAGACTCACGACCTTTCTTAGAGATCATTTGTAGGTTATTTTGACCATCATAATTTGATTGATCAACAAATACCATTCTATAAGACTCTAGTGAATATCCAGTGTCAGGGTGTTTTGCACGAGCTTGAGCAACTGCTCCATGATCAAATAATGGTAATTTTACCACATTAACCATATGTCCATCAACATGCTCATACGAATTAAAGTATCCAGTTAATCCTAATGATCTTCCAGATCCAGTAATGAATTTACTATTATCAGCTAATTTCCAAGTATTACCTGAGAAATGATTTTTAAGTGCTTCATCAAATTCACGAGCTCCTCCAGTACCAGTGTACAGAGTTACTTGTTTTTGAGTTGCATCAGTCATTCCGTAGAATAAGTCACCAATAATATTTTTTAATTTACACTCAGTCATAGTAGAATAAGTGTCTTTATTTACAATTTGTTGTAAAAGACCAGGCCCTACAATTACAGGTTGACCATTTTCATCTTTCATGAAAGTCATCCCATTTTTATCATAAGTCTTTTCTCCATACCAATAATAATTCTCACACTCTTCTTTAAAGTCAAGCATATGTAAGTACTCTTCATAATCCATCCAAAGTTTAGTAGTAGAACCTCCTTTAGTTGGTAAAGAAAATTCAGCTACAAATTCTTTAGCATTTCCAGACATGTGATAAGATTTTCTTACAGTTGTAAGTTTATTTCTTACTAGTCCTGGAGCTTGCCAATTAGAAGCATTACCTCTAGAGAAGTCTGTTCCAACTGGTGCATATAATTGCCCCCAAAGAGCTCCAGTTACTGTGTCTGCTGTTGCAAGAACTGCTGCTGGATCAGGATTAATTATTTGACATGTATATTCCCAATCTGTACCTGATGCCGCCATTTCTGGTTCTTTCATGATACGTACTTGTATTCCTGATTGAGATACTAATACATATGGGAAAATAAAGTATTGATCAGGAAAAGTCAACACAAAAGTTGCTCCCCCTTGTCCTACGCTAGTTGCTACACCACCAGCTACCCCTGAATTTATTACTGTTAGGGATAAAGGTCTCGTTCTCAATTTATGTGTTGCTACACGATACTCATACTCTAACCTGTCAATAGATTTAACATTTCCAACACCTTCTGTTAAGAAAGATAAAGGGAATCTTTTATCATCTCTACCTGCTAAATGAGTTATGATTGGAGACAGTTCGGCTGGTTTAGATAACATAGCGTTTGCTAGACTGTTCATATCAGTCATTTGTGAGTCATTGTAAAATGTTTTTACAACGCTAATATTTGTTCCGTTTGTTACTGCCATTTTTAATTCAAATTTTTATAGGGTACCTATCTCCCTGTTCAGGTAATATCTTTAAATAGATAAATCTAAATTATCTAAATCTATATTTTTACTTTTTCTTGTTGCTTTACGAGCACTTTTAATTTTTTCTTCATTTTTAGAAATTTTATCTCGTAAAGATTTAGTAGCTTTAGTAGTAGCTTTTTTATTAATAATACTTTTTAAATTAAAGCCTTTATACATTAAATAATCAATAGCTAATTTAACATCCATGTCTGCTTCTGAATGATCTATATCACGTTGAGTATAACCATTTTTATCTACAGGTTTAGATAAATAATCAAAGAATTTTGATTTTTCTCTTTCAGGAACCTGTAATCCAGCAAATTCTTTAGACTCTTTAATAGTGTCAGCAACGCTGTTCCAAAATTGTTGTTGAGTCTCTTGTTGTTTTTCCATTTCTTGCCTTTGCTGTGCTACCAATTGTTCTTTTTTTTGTGCTTGTACTTTTCCTAAAGCATTTTTTGCTTGTTCAGATTTAGCATGTAATTTACCAGCATCTTCATAATCTTCAAGCATTTCTTTTATAAAATTTTTATCATGTCCTTTTTGCGTAAAATAATCTGTCAAAACAGCTTTTTGACTACGAATATCATCTTGCGCAATTTCCATGTTATTATAATCTAAATTAGGATCATGAGTTTGCATAAAATTTTCTGACTGCCCTCCAGCTAAAACATATTCTAAATGTTTTTTAACTAAAGGAAAAGCTTTTAAAACTTCATCAATCCTATCATCTGCCATTTTAGAAGCTACCTCTTTAGTCATATCAGCTAATCCATCTGCAGTATCTTCATACTCCTCATCAACTTCATAACCTAATTTACCTAAAACTTCTGCAACAACTGTATCAGAAACTTCTTCTTCTTTATCTTCTTCAACTGTTTCCTCAACTTGTTCTTCTACTTCTTCTTTTTCTTCAACTGTATCTTCAATTTCTTCAAGTTCAGGAGTAGAATCTTCTTTTATTTCTTCTTTTATTTCTTCTTTTACTTCTTCTTTTTCTACAGGCTTTTCTATTGTATCAAGAGCTGCCGGAGCATTCATGCCATCACCCGCAATAACATCATCGAAGGTAATATCATCTAATTGTATTTTTTCGTTTGAGTCCATATATATATTATTGTTTTAATTTACAAATTTACTAATTATATTGATATTTTTTATAAATATTTTATTTTTTGGTTTTCTATTATTATATAACACTTACCAACATCCATATTTACATTTTCTTTTAATTCCCCCTTTTCTAAATATACTTTTAGTTCTAGAGTTCCATTTCTTTCTTTCTTTATTAATATCATCTTCAGTTAATTCAGATATAGATTTTCCATTAACTTTACCTTTATGGTTTTTAAGCCAATATTGAAAAACTTCTTCTTGAGATGGAGGTGTAGTTCTATTTTTAGTAACTGCATCAAACGCTTTTGCTCTCTCTTCTCCCCCATAAATTTTATCTGCAATAAATAAAGCATCTTGCTCTTTACTGGTCAAGTTTGTAAAATCCATAGATGTATTTTTCCATAAAGACTTAATTTTTGGATAATCCGATAAAGTTTTCTCTGTAAAGTCGTCTAAAAAATTTTTTGTTCTATTAATAGCTGTATTACCACCTTTTTTATGTCCTATTTCATATTGATACTTACCTCTTCCAGGACCATCATAAAAAGTTCCATCTTCTCTTTGTGATACTTGAATTTGTTTAGGATTATTTTTAGATTCATGTTGACTTATAGCATTCATTACAATATTTGCGTAAGTAGTATCTCTACCAGTATCAACTAAAAAATTCATCATATCATTTCTTAAGCCTCCTTTTTGATAAGCAGCTGGTGATTCTATTATTGTTCCTCTTGAAGGTCCAGTTGGTAAATCTTGTATACCAGGAGGAACATTCTTATAACTTTCTACTAAATGACCTTGATCATTTATTTTATCTATATTAATAGGAGCTTTCATCCCAACTGTATTAAAAGATTGGTTAGGTTGTACATCAGGAAAAACCATACTAGCTTGGGTATTTCCCATAGCATGTTGTTCCCTTAATCCTACTTCTTGTTCTTGAGGAGTTTGAGCAATTTGTATTTGTTGTTGTTCTTGTTCTAATTGATATTGTTCGATCAGATCTATTCCCTGATCTGCTGCCTGAAATACTTCAGTAATACCTCCTGGGTATCCTGTAGCTCTAACTCTGTTTAGTAATTCCCTTCTAATCTCGTTTGTTGGCATTCTTATCAGCTATTTCTTTTCTATTTTTACTATCTTCCCTTTTAACTTGATTTAGTTCTCTAGTAAGATTTTCAGTAGCTTGATTTCCTCTAGACTTTTCATCTAATTCTCTTTGTCTTACATCAAGCTCTCTTTCTTTTATTTCAAAGTCTCTAATCATTTTTTCAAGATTTAGAGTGTGGCCTTCAGTATCTTTTTTAGATTCTGCAGATATTAATGCAATTTCAATATCTTTTTGTCTATCTTTTTCTCTTTCCAGATTTTCCGCTTCTACTTGCATTTGAGCAGCCTCCATTTGCTGTTGTTGCATTTCTTGTTCTGCTTGTTTTTGAGCTTGCTCTAATTGTTCTTGAACCCTATCTGCTTTTTTAAGATTTTTCTTAATTTCTACAAAACTTTCAGAATCTAACATTTGTGCTATATCCCCCATCTTAGCTCCACCCTGAACCATAGCTTGTGTTAATCCTTTAATATTTTGTAATTTCTCTTGATCTTTACCTGCATCAGAAACAAATATCCCATAATTAGATTCCATATGCTGCATACTATCTATATCTAAAAAATCTTGTGTTCCATCAGGCATTACATACATTGACTTCTTACCTGTTATCCACGCCTCTTTAGAATATTCAAGTAAAGCTTGGAAATCTCTTTGTTCCATTCTTTCAAACTTTCTAAATAAATCTTCTGTAATATGTGATGATTGTAATATAGCCTGTTGTGAAGATGCCTTACCTTCATATGCGCCAATTTCACCTTGTCTTTGTCTACTAACCCCAGATATTTTTTCCCATTCAACTAATATAGATTCTAAAAGAGATATATACTGTCCAATAGTTTTTATAGACATGTCAAGTACTGATTGATGTTGTGGATTTAATTGTATTCCTTCTTTATTATAATCAACCCAAGCAATACCCGTACCTTCAACATAATACATAAATTTATCCATATCCCATTTCTTTGGGATCATATTAATATCAAATTGTGCAATAATATCTTTACTCCTAGCTATTGCAAGTTCTAATCTGTATTTATAAATATTATAATTTAATTGATAAGGTATCCCTAATCTAACTAACGAAATATTCTTAGTATTAGTATCTGAATATCTTCTACCATTAATAGGTAATTTACATTTAGATGGATTATCTAAAGACAATCTTTGATTTATAATAGGATTCATATTTATATAAAACCTTCCATCTATTCTTGTTCCCTCCCAAACTTCATTAACCCATTTCCAAGTTAATTTAGCTCCTTGTTCTTTCATTTCCATAGGTAATCTAAATCCATCTGCAACTTCTTGCTCTTCTACCATGCCTGTTTCAGGATCTAGGTAAGTTAAAAATCCTATTCTTTTTCTAGATTTCCAATATACATTAACTACTTCAATTAATCTATTTCTAAATTGATTTGCATCTTTACCTGTAGAATTAGCATATAAAAAAGAAACATCATTTTCTGAATGCTGAGGATTTTCAAGTTCAAGTATTTGTTGTTCTGATAAACTTTCATAATATGCATCAATAACACTAGATGCGTGTACATATTTTCTAACTAAAGCCCAATCCCCATCTTCCACAAACTCTAAGTCTGGATCAAGGTCATAGTCTACATCTAATGGATTTAATACTTCATAAAAAGGTTCTGAATTTCTAACTCCTCTATGTGTATATACTTCTCCAGATACTAAATAATGAAACCAAGCTTTTTGTATTTTATCATATACTTCTTGATCTTGCATTATATAGTTCATAGCTTTTTGTCCGAGTATAGCTCTTTGATCTACATAAGTTTCTTCAAACATTTCTGCAATATGTTGAGGTAATTCTATTTCCTGTTCTGTATCTACCCCTACATCCTGTCCTTGTTTTTGAAGTGACTGTAAGAAATGTTGTTGTAAATTTCTAAATATTAATTCTTTTTTAGATTCTTCTTTAATAGCAATACTATCAGAATTTTGTACTGTAACAGTGTAATTGAGAGGTCGTTTAGATTTTTCCCCTAGAAGAAGATCAATTATAGGTTTAATTATGGGGTAATTACGCATTTCAGAAGGGAAATTTTTACGACTTTTGCCATAAGGTTTTAATACGTAATTATAATCACCCTCATCAATTACACCGTTATAGTAATCATATAAAATATTAAGATCGTCTTTCTTTTGAGAATATCCTGATCCTGAATTAGAAAGATTTATAAATGCCTCTACACATTCTTCTCTCCATTTTTTATCTTTCTTTTTTATTGATAGTTTTTGTCTCGGTAATTTATTGTATCCCATAATCTACAAAAATAATAAATATTTACTTTAAATATTATCGTTAATTACATTTTTAATTATACATTATAAATATATCACTATAGATAATTGCATATATCATATAAACTATATTTTAGAGTTAATTCGGTACCTGCCTCTATTCTTTTTATAGTTTTTAACTTTTTATAGTCAGTATGTTCATCATCATCAATTAATTTACAATTAGCGTCTTCAGAGTGATTTATAAATCCTCCTAATGGGGTTCTTATATAATCATGTTGAAAGTTAGGATCATATACATGACTTATACCTATAACCACCTCTCCCGGAATATCTTCTTTTGCTATGATCCCTGCTCCATGAATTTCTGATGGACCTATTTCTAAGTATTCTGGTAGAGGGGTATAAGGTTCTTTATTTTTACATTTTTCCATATTAATAATAATTTTGATCAAACCATTTATCAGCTGATCTATCTTCTAATACATCTTTAACTTCTGTATTATATAATTCTCTTGTATGATACATCCCAATCATTAACGACATTACTCGGTCAAAGTTACCTTTATGATTAAATTTTATTAATTCTAATAATAAAGCTGGATCATATATCTTGTGCAAATTTAATACTTGTTTTCCATCTTCTTCCGTTCTTCTTACAGTATTTAACCAATCTCTAATATATATCTCACCTTGACGTTTTCTAGCTTCAGTCATATGCATACCATATTGTCTTTTTACTGTCCTACTTCTAAGTTCTCTTTTATCTAACATTTCAAACTCTTCTTGTAATTTATGTAACTTCCTAAATCTTTTTGCGTAAGCTATAACCTCACCACGATCATTCTCAAATCCTATTTTACATCCATAGTAATCTGCTAGTAAAAATAAATTTCTATTATAATCATCTTGAGTTTTAGGTCTACCTACATATGAAGCCACTATAATATCATCGGGTTGTGATAAATTATTAGGTCGTTTTAAAACATATGCAGACCCTAAAGATGTAGAATCTGCAGATTGATTTTGCCCATAAGGGTCATGGCAAATTACATACATATTCATAGGGACTTGATCTTTTTTATTTTTATAAGGAGTTTCATATATAACTACTGCTCCTGTTTTATCATCGTCTTTTCTATGTGGAAATTTAATAATCTGTTTTAAATCACCATCTAAAGTAAATTTAACTTTTCCATCTACACTTTGATGTAACCTACCAACAGTACCCATTGATTGAAGATCTCTTGCTTTAACTATATTATATTGCTCTTGAAGAGCAGCTACATCAAATAAATTAGAGGTAACTTGTAGAGTTGCTTCTTGAGGTGAAAAAGGGTGCTCTGCTATATATTGGTCTAATGATTTAGCGTCTGCAGCACCCTTCTTTTTCTCCCTCATCTCTTCTTCATATTCAACAGCTTTTTGTTCTTCAGAATTTCCTTCTTCATCTATAAAACCATCTAAGTTTTTTTGGATTGGGATAAAATATCCACAAGTAGTTCCAATAGCTCCTTCATCCCAAATATTTTCATATTCCATACAATCATAAGCTGCAGGATTATAGAATATCTCTTCCATAGCTTCAAAGTCTGATCCTTCAGTACCTCCTGTACCAAAAGCTATCATCATCCCTAAAGTTTTACTACCTTGCCTCATTGTAGGCATTGTTACCTCCCATGCTTTTAGTAATCCTGGAAAAGATCCGGCCTCTTCAAAAAATACTAACTCACCTGCCTTACCCCTTACCTTATCTGGATTATCTTTCAAACTTACCCCTAATATCTGAGACTTCATTCCCATTTCAATTTCTAATCCATTAACTTTCTTTTTATATCCAGCCATTTTATGCATTTCTCTATCCCTTAACCTCGGTTGAGACCATGCAGTATGATCATCTATAAAAGATAAAAATTCCCACGCTTTAGATAAAAGTCCATCACCAATTAAGTACTCTTTTTGTCCTGCAAATACAAAGTTTTTTGAATTTTTAACAAAGAAATAATTACGTGCAAGCATTGATCCTGCTTTATAAGAGTATCCTTTACGCCTAGCCTTAAGAACAATCATATGTCTATTTTCTACCCTAGCTTTATCTATCTCTTGAAAATATTCCCAATCACCGTCATAAAATCTAGGAAAAGTTCTTTCACGCCTAGCTTGTATTGTACCATCAGGCATTTCTTCATCTACTGCCCTATCAATAGGACAATAATTTAAATAAAAATAATGAAATCCTGTAATATGTAATTCATCTATTTTATACCCATACATACATCTTCTTTTTTCTTCATCCCAAAACTCATAATATTCTTTTGTTCCAGGTAAAGTAGATGTATAATATCCCTTTTCTATAAAGTTAATAGCTGAAGGTCTAACTCTATCTATGTCTTTAAATTTAGGCATTTATCTTTTATCTTAACTAATTCTGCACACTTTTCATATTCCTCAATACTTATAAAATATTCAATAACAATGTCTATTATATCTTCACTTCTACCATCTTCTGCTATGGGATCAAAAGGTAAAGGAAAATCACTTATTGTATCGTCTTCTAAAGCATAGTAAATATCATCCAAAGTCTTTCTTTTAGTTATTATATCATAAGCATTTACCATTGCCCGATTATAAAGCTCTAAGTCTTCTAAAAATTCCATTACATACTATATTTATTTACTTCTATTCCACCTCTATTTGTATTGGCGGCTTGTTCTTCTTTTTTAACTATTTCCTCTAATCTTGATAACCCATCTACAACTTTCCCCATATTAGATAAATTAGCTATTAAATCTTTTGCGTGAAATATAGGTTTACCATTATCATCCATTAAATGTAAATCTACATTTCTAAAATATTTTTCTAATTTTACTATTGATTCTCTAGCAGCTTTTAGTAATCTTACTGCTGATGTTTCTATTAAAATTTCATATTTTTTACATCCTTCTAACACTTTTGTAGAAGGTATCCATTTCTTTTTTTCTCCAAATATACTATTTTTTACCTCAGTAATACGCTGATCTTTTTCATAAACTGAAAATGGACTTCTATGATCTTCAACAAAATATATAAAAGCTAACTCTTCTACAGTTAGATTTTTAAATTCTGCTATAGTTTTAGCATATCCACTAGGAACTGCTTTATTGTCTTTTATATGTATTAAATCTTCTCGCATTCGTTATATTTAAGGTCTCCATTTAGAACATGTTTTAATATTTTCTTATAGTCTTGTTTGTTTTTACTTATAATTACAGTAATACTTTCTTCAGTTAAACTTTTATTTTTTTCTATTGCAAGATCTTTTAAAATTCTTAATCTATGATTACCATCAGCAACATAATATTTATAAAATAAATTTTCTTTTTTAAAATCTAATACTGATATAT